TTCCCTATATCGGTGAGGGGCGTACAGAACCACCTCAAGAAAGTGTGCGACAAACTGGGATACACAAACATCTCCACGCACTCGTTCCGCAAGTGGTACGCCACGGACATCTACAATTCGTCCGGGCATGACATCATCCTCGTTCAGCAGTTGCTTCAGCACTCCTCGCCCATGACCACCCGGCGGTACATAGGAATCAGCGAGGAGAAGGTTGAACAGGCGATTGCGAATCATGTGTTGATTGCATAAATATTCATTTTGAAAATCACAAATAAATTACCCTCGGTAGCGTTTGCTACCGGGGGTTTTTTTATGCCTTAAAACAATGCAATCTGGTCTGGGAGCGGTTCTATAGGTTCTCTTGGCGGTCTGGGTATATACCCTTTCTCGTTTTCATAGAACGCATCCATCGGGTTTAGTGCAAAGTCCTTGCATCGGTTCGTTTGTTTCGCACGTTGTTCTGTCATCTCTTTCTCATGCTTCCAACACCAGATGCCGTTCCCTGTTACAAGGTACGCACAGTATCTACAATACTGGGTCATCTACCGCAATCCTTTGCCATCATCTCAAAGATATCAACAAGCGGGTTCTTCTGCTCTGTTTCTTTTTCTAACCACACCCCGGCGCAGTGTTCTGTCACAGGGTCAGCTTTCATGCCATTGTACTGGCATTTTGTAACTGGACATTGGTTACACTTCATGTCTCACCTCAATCATCTGGCAGTATGTCAGCATACTTCTTCTGTATCTCTTCTGAACTTCTCTTCTCGCCAAGCGGATCATCAATGACCACTTCCTGTTTCGGTGCATCCGTGTACCCGTCATGCGCTTTACTCCAGTAGATGGACAGCACCGGGTTAAGCAAACCTTCTGTGGGTGCTTGCTCATGGATGGAAGCAAACATGGCAGAGACATCTTCTGCGAACCGCCTGTGGTCTGGCGTACCCGCTCTACCCGCTTTCCAGTTTTTGATATCATCAGCGGTAATGCCGATTGCGAAGTAAGCGGACGAGTTCGTGGGCAGTATGTTGTGTTCTGCGCAGTATTCAAGGAAGAGTGCGAACCTCACGTACAAATCTTCCACGTTGCGCTTGTCCACGCCTTGGCGCATCTTAAGGAACGCCGCATGGTACGATACCAACTTGCCCACGTTATCGTCACCGATCTTCCCAACCTTGCGGGTGAGATAACTTGCGGTGGGTTTCAACGCCTTGTCCGGGTCGATGAACGTGACCTTCTCGCCCGTTGCGGCTTCCCGTTCACGCAGTTCCTTCATGGTTTCTGCGTACCCGTACTTCTCAATCCGTGCCTTTGCACGTTTCTCGGATTGCTTCTTTGCGTTTCGCTCCCATCCGCTGTGCCTGTCACGCTCGTCATAGTCCGGGTGTCTCGCCCGGTAGACTTTCATCTTGACATAGTTTTCGGTAGTGTCGAACATGGCGGCAATCTCTTTGTAGGTCTTGCCCTGTGCGCTCAGTTCTTCAATCTGTTCTACCGAAACCTTCTTCTTAGGTGCTTCACCCAAAGGCGATCACTCCTTTTTCTGGGGCTTTAGCGCATCCACTTGCGCCTGTTGGATGTCCGCATCAATGATGACGGAGTGGTTGTTGTACATGGCAAGTGGCAGTAAGGCGAAGAGTGCCAACCACCACTTGCTGAAGAACCAAGCGCACCAACCGAAGAGTGCGACCCCGGCGATCCCAAGCGCAACATCGAACACGGCGTACAGAATGTTCAGCACTAAAAGTTTCTTATCCATTGTTAATCCTCTTCCCAAAATGGTTTATCCGGGCGGTTGTCTGGTACTGGTTCGCCCTTCTTCTGCCAACAGCGTTGCCGCCCGTAACTGCCTACACGCTTCGCTTCCTTGCACCGTTCCCAATCCGTTAGGTTGTTGATTATCATGCCGATGTCCTTGGATTCGGCGAGGGTCGGTTCTTTGGGGAAGTCCGGGTTAGGACTCAGCGCACGATGGCACACCTCACGCACACACGTTAGTTCTCCGGGGTTTTTCCGCTCAAGGAATGTCATGATAGCACCCACCCGCCAATCGTCCTGTAGCGCATTCTCTTGCGCTTGGCGGTACTCTTTCAGAAGACTCTGGGCGGCAAAGTTTGGCATCTCCCCGGCTCGGTACAGTTCCCGTGCTTCTGCCCAACACTGCATGATGTACGTGCGTATCTCTTCTTCACGGCGGTAGATTTCGTACCCGTCAGAGTGAACTTCCACTGGGTAGAACCTACGGTTTCCGCTCTTGTCAACGAGGGGCGAGTAGTTGTTACTGGTTGCCACGATGATGCAACGCCGGGGGAACTCTGAGATGTTCTTATCCCACGGTTTTCTGTAGGAGTCGATTGCTCTGGTGATGTACGCCTTGACAGCTTCCTGTTCCCGGCTCTTGGTGAGCGCAAGCATTTCGGACATCTCGCATATCCACTTGCCGCTCAGTTGCTCAATGGCGGGTTGTCCGTCCACAGAGGTCACTTCCCCGTAGTAGTCATCGTTGATTGCGAGGAAGCGCACCAGTGTAGACTTGCCGCACCCCTGTGATCCCATCAGTATCGGCACATCGTCAAACTTTGTGCCGGGGGCGTATAGGCGATGGATTCCACCCGCAAATATCAGACGGGAAACCTCTTGCGTGTAGGGCGTATCTTCTGCCTTGCCCCACTCGGTGAGGAAGTGTCTGCACCTCGGCTTCCCATCCCACACGATATCGTTCACGATGTTCTGGATGGGGTTGTACTTGCGGTTCTCAAACAGTATCCTCAGTGCGGCGTTGTGTTTGTCCTTGGAGTACAGACCGAACGCTTCCTCAATGTAACTCATCGACCGTGCTTCGTCCGCATCGCTCCACCGGGTTATCACGCCGTCCTTGTGTATCTCTGCCCGTCCAAGCACCTCGTTGTACCATATCCCGGAGTACCTCTGGTCATTGTTCATGATCTTGAGGAAGTTGGGTATCGACACTTTCAGTTGCCCACCCTTGCTTCGGTCTTCTGGTTGGAAGATGCTCCGTACCTCAGAGGTAGTTAGGTATTCAATACTTCGCTCACCTCGGTTCTACTCATATCGGTAAAAGTTTTCGCCGTAAATCTCGTTTACCATGTCGAAGACTTTTCCCATACCCAACCCTTTCTTCGATGGTGTCCAGATTTGTTTAGGATTCCAGTTTTTCCAATCGCCGTCATACTCTGGGGCAGTTGGATCGTAATGTGGATTATTCACCCATTGCCCCCCCCTGTATTGCATATTCGTACTGGCGAGGGTGAGTTTCTGCGAGTGCTTGGAATCTTGTCTTGCCCTTCTCCAAGTGAAAGCCGAATCCGCAAAAGATACACCCCGTTCTCTGGCATCCAGTGCATTTAAGGTTGCAGTTCACGTTACCCATCACATCCTTGGGTGGGTACTCGTCATTACCACAAATGCTCACAATCTCACCGTACACATCGGCTATTTTGAGATCGTACTTGACGATGTATGTGAGGATGTCTTGCTCCGTCCAGAACGAGAGAGGTTGAGACTTTGGGTTTTTGCTGTCAAAAGAATTGCAACCGTGGGCGATCCAACTTTGCTTTCGCATTAAGCTTTCTTCTGTTAGCGTTGCGATAATTAATTTATAGTGATTTTTGTTTTTGTAAGAGTTCATTGGTTGCTTCTTCATTTTTGCACAGCACTCTTTTGAAACTATGAATGGCATTTGATAAGCTAATGGCAACCATTTTTCTTTGTTGTACATCGAACGCTCGTTCCCGTGTTTTCTCTTGCCAAGCAAGGACTCCCTTTGGTGGTCTGTTTCTCTTCTCCTTGCGGGGTTTATCTTTCTGGATGCCCAAATTGCTTCGCCAACTTCTTTGCTGATAATAGGATACCCGTAAGTGCTAACAACCTCGTCAAATCGCATCTTAGGCGTAACTATATCAACATTGTCAAAAGACCTAACAAACCGTTGTATCTCTGGGTATTCTAATCCTGTATTGCTATAGACGGCTTTAATATTTGGATAAAGATTGCGAGCAATATGCAAAAGAACAGTTGAGTCTTTGCCGCCAGAGAACGATACACACACCGCACCATCATAGTGCTGATACCACTCTATAATCCTCGCTTGAGTTATCTGTATTTTTCTTTCAAGTGGCAACGCTTGTAATTCTTTTAGCCTTTCAGCATCGTGAACCAAATCAGCCATTATTGTTATCACCATTCCATTTCTGAACGACAACCTCTTCGTTTGCGTCTGCAATTACCGTTCCGCACTTCTTGCATCGCACATACCATGATCCGAAACTACCCGCTCCAACATAGAGTGTGTATATCTCTTTGTTTCTTTGAGAACCGCCGCACTTGCAATCATTCAACTTAAACTTTGGCGTTCCCCACTCAATCGGCGGTGTATTCCGTTCATATGTTGTTCCATCGTAAGTTTGCCTTGGCATCTTTACCTCGGTTCTTGTGCAAGGATGAGGTCAAGCTTGTACCCCACCCTCGCACGTTCTTCTTTTGCCTTACACACCTTCTCGATATTCTCCTCGGAATCCCACGGTGTGTTCATGATGGTCTTGTCTAGTTCTATCCACTCATCTAGTGCGGCATGATACCGCTCTTCCCATGCTTCCTTTTCCTTGTGCTTCCGCTCACGTTCTTCACGCAGTTGGTTTACTTTCTCGCTTGTTTCTGCGCTCATCGGAGCGTGGAAGTCAACTCGGAGATGAAAGTCATCCCGTATCTTTTTCATGGCATCTGCTCTGGTGGGAAGTCTCAGCATACCTTTAACCAGAGCAATTACATCTCCAGATTCATTGCACACGAAGCATCGGAAGCCCCGGTCTGTGAAGCTGAAGTTGTAGTCTTTGCCATCGTGGATAGGACATGGGCATCGCCTGTGGCGGGGTTGGATATCCGGGCGGTAGTACCCAAGCGCATCCTCTATGGACACGATATCACGGATGATGTCCGCTACATCACTTGCGCTTGCGGGTTGCTCCCGCTTGTAGTCTTCACTCCACGTACCCACAACCAACACCCCCATGATAGGGGTAGGTCTTTACGTACTTGCATTTGCGGCACACCAACACGCACACAAACGCTCTACCACCTACCCCGTACTTCGCCCTTACGTGCGGTTCTGGGCATTCACGCACCGCTCCCGGTGTCCACATCTTGCCCGTCACATCGCAACGCACAGGGTCATACAAATCGCTCACAGCGAGTTAAACCAATCGTTGATGCTCTCTTCAAACATCCGCTTGGTGAAGTACCACGCCTGTTCCGAAGTGAACCCGGCGGCGTAGAACGAGGAGTACACCGTGAAGATGTCACGGGCGAGGGTCTTGCAAGCATCGCTATGCTCCTCTTTTTTGATCTCTTCCTCAAGGTCTGCTTTCTTATTCAGCAGATGTTCCAGTTCAGATTCCATATATTCTCCTTTCAATTTATAGTTTGCCATAGAGTAGCATTTCCTTTGCGGCGTAGTACAGGATGCCACTTATGATCCGTCCTGTCTCTTCTGGTTTGCAGAACGTGATGGTCACGTTGAACCGCACCATCCATGACAGGAGACTTCCGATGAGGGATTTCGGTGAAACCTTGGAGCGGTAGTTGCCAAGGAAAATGTCACCCCACGTTGCGTTTTCGATAATCAGAACCACTTTCGTGCCGAACGCTTTCGCACGTAAAAATTCCCGTTCGAAACGCTCACGCTCAGAAGTGAAGTTCCCGCATATCTCGTCAAGGTTGTGCTTGCGTTCTATGCAGATGTCCTTTTCCAGAGAGAGGTCACCGATCTGCGCAGAGTAGTCACCCGTGTCAAGCTTGCGTGAGATGTGCTTCACTTTCTGCTTGTCAAAGTATTTCGTGATGTGGTCATTCACGTTCTCACGGGTGTCGCAAATGATAGTTAACTCTGATAGCGCATCTTTAAGTTCTTTGTCTGTCCAATGCTTGACCATAACCCGTCCTTTCACTTGGTGGATTTGGGATTGGCATCCAATGAGTAATAATTCCGTTGTGATGTCGTTCCCAGTGTGGGAACATTGTTTGGCTATTCGTAATAATCATCCTGTCAAACGCAACGGAAGTTGTATTACCATCGCTCCACTCATACCAAACAAGCACCTTTTCTCCAAGCTTTGGCAACCTCTCAAAAGTGCTTATCCAGTTGTCCATCAGAACGGCATATCGTCATCTTCTGGCTCATCGTCCAGTTTCGTGACGGTCACCTTCGTAGGTTTCTCTCCCTCAAACGGGGGAAGGTCAGATGCTTTTACCGCATCAATCCACCACTTCAGCGTGAGGTATCCCTTCTCGTCCTCGCCGAAGTTTGCCGCACCTTCTGCGCCGACCCACTCCACGAAGTTGAAGTTGCCGTCACCGATCTCCGGGAACGCATCAAAGAACTGCGTTGCGTTGCGGTTGAACTTCTCGTTCTTGACCAACCACGTTGTCACGGTGAATCTGCACCCGGACGGGCGAACCTTGATCTCGATCATCGGATTTCCGCTCTTGGAAACCTTCTCTTCCACTCCCGTGATGACACAGCGCAACCGTCCTGTGATGTTGCTCTGCTTCTCACGCCCTTCTCTCTGATAGTTCCAATCCATTAACTCACACTCCAATTCTTAATTAAGGTATCCATAAGTCTATGCTCTTCGCAGAACTTCAAGAAATGCTTCAATGCCACTTCAATGTTAGGCACGATCTCCCGTGGGTATCTCTCCCGGTACACGTACTTGCCATCGCTGACAATGTAGGTGAAGTCAAATGCTTCTGGCACAAGCGCAAGGTACATTGCGGTCTGCGTAGTGTTCTCCCAGAAATACTTGTTTAGCCTGTAGTTCTTCGTGAACTTGCAATCCCATATTCTGCTTTCACGCAGATAGTCCAGAACCCCGTGCAAGAGTATCTTCTGCCCGTCCACCTCGGTGTCACGGTATAGGTTGACTTGTTGCGCCGCACCCCAGAGTTCCTGTGCCATCTCGGTTATCGGTTTGTACCATTCGTGGTCTTCCGGGATCGTCTCCCCGTCCAGTACATGGTTCAGTACCGACTCAAATCTCTGCCCGTCAAGCATCGCTTCGGTCACGGGTATCTTCTCTCGGTTGAGGG